GTCATTGGTGTATAAACCCTCATTGTCCATCATACGACTGAGAGTTTTCTTTGTTAATTCAACACCTTGTGTTCGTAATCTTAATGCAGTATCACGAACCCAAAGTCCAATAGCAAAAGACATCACAAGGTCATCATTGTATCCTCGCATTGCTTGTGCTCTATTATTTATATAGACGAAAGTCAATAGTTCATCAATCAAACGATTTGAACGAACCACTACACTTTCCTCTCTAAAAAATTCTTCTAACTTACTAATAATTAGTGGTCTGGTCTTAGAAGTCGTTGAAAAACCAGCAACCATTTTCTTTTCTTCACGATAATGTTTATTCGTTACTTGATGTTGAACATCAACATATTGTAAGTCTTTACTTGTATAAAATAGATTAGGATAATCCCTATCTATAATTTGTTGGATTGTTGCCCAACCAATATTATTGTTCTCTACTATAAGTAGAGCATCGTTATATTCTGTTGCTATGGAAACCAACATATTTCCAAAATCTTTGGTATTTATTCTACCTTTATACTCTGCGACTTGTGTTAGAGTTTCTAATTCAATAATATGAAAAGCAGAGTAGTCTGCACTATCTCCACGACCAACATCTGCACATACAATATAATCTTTTGAGTAATCCGCAGGTTCCCAAACCCACATATTTGTATCAACACCTCTTTTTTCTAATGGGTCTTTACAACTTCTTTTTCGTAAATTTTCCAATAGTGTTGCGTCAATTACACCAGTACCAGAAGTTAAGAAGTCACAATCACATTCTTGTGCTGCACTTCCAATTCCAAGTAAAGTATCTTGTTCTTTTCTCCAACTTTCATCTCTTTCAGGATGAACCGTCCAATGTAATTTAATCGGATTAAACAAACCACGACCTTCTTCGGCTTCTACCCAAGTTTTGTGGAACCAATTACCAACTCCGTTTGGTGTTGATAATGCAATACATTGACCACCAGTCGTTAGTGTAGATTGTGATGCTGTCCATATATCATCAATCTTATCAATGAATGCTGCCTCGTCCAATATTAATAATGATAGTGCCTCAGAACGAGCTGCTTCGGGACCTGATGATACTGCTTTAATTTGAGAACCATTACGATACCTCAAATTTAATTTGTTATCCTCAACACATCTTTGTTTCAACCAACTCGGTAAATTTGCGTGCATAACACGAACTTTCGTAACCAAGTTTTTTGCTACCTCTTGTTTTGTTGCAATTACCAAGATATTTTTATCTTGTTGGAAAGTCATCATCCACAAACTATATCCAGCTGTTAATGTTGAAATACCCAACTGACGAGCTTTCAAGATAACATTCATACGCTGTTCTTGAAATTCGTTTATTGTTTTTTCTTGGAAATCATACAAGTCAAAAGGTATTTTACCCTGAATCGGGTGTTGTATCATACAATACTTTTTCATAAAATATGCAGGGTCTTGTGCACATTTTACATACTCTTGTTTG